TTACTCCTGAGGAGCGACCTACGCCTTTAAAAGCCTACTCATTAAGGGTTGTTATTTTACAAGAATCCCTCGTTTCTTGCGAAACGCCTTTTTCTTGTCTTGCCGCATTTTGGGAGGCGGACCCAATTTAATAAATGGATCTACTTTCCAAGAAGACGCAAGAATTCCCGTAACTACGAATAATTTTCGTATGTCTTTCTCAAACTGAGGAAGACCCGGTGATATATAATTCCCTTGATTTTGGTACTGTTGAAGTGCCCCCGCTTTAGCCCAATTAGCTCCATATCGGAGATCTAATACAGGTGGAGTGGAGTACATCTCCATAACAAAGTCAGTTAGGTATTTAGTGACGGAATACGTTCCATCAGCCTTATACCCCCAAGAAATGGATTTTTGTTTCAACATTTCTTGTGACCTAATCACCAGATCTCGATAACCTAGTAACAAAGGAGACCAAAATCCACCGATACGTTGTTTGGGGTCATTACGGTCAAGAACCTGCACTAAATAGGCAGTGTTTTGACCTCCCAACTCAACTCGTTTGATTTTGGAATATACTTTGTCTAAACTCTCGGGTGAAAAGACATAAGGTATGGCATGAGACTTACGTCTCAAAGCATGACTTATCTCATTCACTAGAGGGTTTAGATCAGATATTAACTTATCACATTTAGTGTAATATTCTAAAAGACGTTGACTCAATTTCGAGTGCAACATCTCCAGAAGATACACTTGGTGTGATACCTTCTTATCAGGTGATCGCGGCAGAGCCGTTAGCACATTAGTGTCTAACTCTTCGTGTACTTTCGTATGAGACAACATGGAAGCAGTAGGGTAAAACCCTGCTATTCCATCTTGAATATCAAGATTATTTCTACCACTTGGTTGGAATAATGTTCTCAGGACTTGTTTTCCGAAAGGAGAATAAGTTCCTCTCGTTAGTAACGGAGCTTCGAGCTCCCATGATCGGTGAGAAAAGAAACATCTATAAAGGTTTGATAAACCTTCTTCAATGTAACCTCGTTTCACTAATCGATGTGCTAATTCAAGCCTACGACTGAAAGTATGAGCTTGAAGAACTTCTCTCATAGAGATAGGACTCAAGTTCACACCTTCAGAGGTATAAGTTTGATTAGCAAAGTTACATACTCTAGATTCCGGGTAAGATTTAACTAAGGAGATGGGTATACCAAACTCTTTACACACTTGCAGATATGATTCTGCAAGTAGTTTATCAGAGAATGTAATATCATCTCCTAACACTAAATACTTACCTACAGGAAGATCGAGAGATCTAGTCGAACGATAGTGAGCATATGCAACTATTACATGATGCAATAGTGCTAAGCATGCCCAAGAGCTGTAAGCACCCATAGGTTGCCCCCGCGTATACCGCATCCAAAATGGAGCTAGTTTTCCTAGCCACATGGATTTTGGAGCTAAAAAGTTTCTATCAAACAATTTAGACCAAAGGGAAGCAGCCTCTTGACCTATAATTAAGGCCAAAACGCTAACGTAGAACTCCTTAGGGATCATGTCTGTAGCCCCTTTCAGATCATAAGACCAAAAAGTTTTACCTTTATTGGTTTTTATGAATTCTTCCAGGACCCCATCTTGATCAAAAGTAGCATCCGATGGTATATTCTTTAATATATCGAATATACAATCATGTAATGGTTTTAATAACCATTGGGAGATTGAGTCTAAGATAGCGAATACTCGCAACTTAGCTCCTCCCTCTACTTTGATACTCAATTTACCCACTTGAGGTCCCATATAGTCAGCGAGAAATTTAATTCTCGCTTGTAGGCGTTCTGTATCGTCTTCTATCGCTGAAATTTCTTCAGGATAGGGACACCAGTTCTCCTCTACATGGAGACCATCATAGGTAAAAGGGGCTTGACAGATATCTGTCAGAGGCTCAAACTTACCTTCAGGAAGATAGTTTTCTTTTATTAGGTCTAAAATTCCATCATGACCTGTCAACTCGGCATATCTAAAAACCGTGTTGAGCAGACCATGACGTTTTAACGCCACTAAATCCTTGGTAAAACCTAAGGATGAAATGGTGGAGTTAGGACCTGAAGAAAAGATAGGAGTAGGATGATAATGATGTTCAGAGTACTTCTTGATGCTGAAAGTCATACTTGACAAAAAGCATTTATCCAAGAAGTTCTCAAACATTATTTCACTAGCTTCGAACTCGGGTTTACCACTTGGAGCACCTATAGTAGGTAATCCAACCCCCTTTGTAATTAGAGGGTCAACGAGAATGCTTTTCGAAGAGTGAAATAGAGAAACAACAATTAATATTATTTTTCTATCTCCTCTTCTAATAGCACTCCGTAGAGCGGGATGTAAAACCGCAGGTAGTCCGTTTCGGAGTTTAACACTAATCCCCAGACCATCGGTCTGGTGAAGAGGTTTTCCACCGATAAAACTATAGACAGCATGATTACAAGCTTTTAAGTAAGCTACAAATCGTCTGTCACCTAGCACCTTAAATAAAAGGAAAAGTTCTTTAATAGTATGATCTATTAAAGGGGTATAAACACCTTTACGGAATTTTCTTGGCCTTGCGATGAAAAATAAGAATTTACTAAAGTTTGAAAAGACTTGATTGAAATTTCTTTCAGTCAATCGAACCAGACCTTGTTGATTCTTAATATTATCACCAAGAGGCAAGAAACTTAACTTCGCAAAGAAGTATCACTAGCTGGAGAACTAGACTCAGGTCTTTGAGACCCAGGTCTCGCAACTACTACCAACACCTCGTTATTTGACATTGCTGTCCGAAGTAATACTTGGTATTCTTTGTCAGTCATATATAATAATGACGATGGATCGAAAGGGTCACACACCACGTAAGGTTTACGTGCTTGTAGGTCCCAATCGACCATTGCTAAAAGAGTTGATATGTTTTTGTTACCCATTGTTTATGATATTAAGACCAGTGACCTTCCAACTGTACATTTACAGTGTTTCCAATACTGAGTAGTCTTATAGTAAACTACTTAGACGTTACCTGTTAATAATGGGATTATTCATTCCCCATTAACACCGTAGCCAGGAAGAATTCTTCCATTGGTTTGGAACAAACTCTCTTATTATCTATAAATATGGTCCTGTAGACAAACACGCAATGGACGAGGAAACCATAACCAGGACGCAATAACACCTAAATCATACAGTGTTAAAGTGCAAGGTTAGAGGACCTCCCCAATGGATTATATCCACCCGTGCCAACAACGAAATCTTTAGTATGATTAGTACTTAATCAATTAGGTTGGGTGCGCACACCAGATTAGTAGAATTACTAATAAGATGTGTGTTCTATCAAAGGTAACTAATCTTTGATATACGCCTTACAAGAAACTGGGAAACCATTGTAAGAGAATGTATCGGTTTTGAAGGAAACTTCATATAATGAAGAAGAGTCGTTA